GGAATGGTTAGGGGATCGTTTGGTGTAGGTTACAAGTGGGCTGTTACTCATCCACTCCTCACTCCTTTCAAGCAGGACAAAAAGTCCCCGGCCTGTTCTCTTGACAAACCAGGGCGGGATGGTATAATGAAAAACAGAAAGGGCGCTGCTACAAGCGGTTTAGCCCGTGCAAGTTAAGAGATCAAAGCAAAAGCCTTGAAACCGTCACTTGGCCGAGTGGCGGTTTCTGCCTTTAATGCGAATCGTTACGGTATATCCAAAGATATGTAACGTAATCGTAATGGGCATGGGCCTCACCTCCTTTCGGAGGATGTGGCTAAACCGCCTGCCGTTTTGTGCAGCGCCTCTTTCTGTCCCCTTTCGGGGCGCATCCATCATACCATGCCGCGCCGCGGATTGTCAATTTTTGCTGTCCCTTTACCAGGGGCAGTTTTTTGTTTTTGCAAGATTATCGGAACAGATCCGCCAGCGTCTTTGTCTTAGACTTCAAGTAGGAACGCTGAATATCGTTCCATTCGTCCATCTCCTTCTCCCAGCCGGTCCAGCCCTGCTGCTGCGCATACATGCGGGAGGCAATGTCTACGTCCACGCCCTCTTTCTCGCTGATAGCCTTAATTGCCATGCGATTCGCATAAAAACGGTTTGCCATACGAATTCTCCTTCTTTGTCTTTAGTTTTTGTTTGCAGTTTCTTTCTCAACTTCCGGCAGGCCCTTGATACTAACCAGCAAGGACAGTATGCCGGACAGTATGGTGGCCGACAGAACCACCGGCCATTCCACCGCAGAAAGCACCGCTGCCGCCCCAATCGTGGCAATGGCGGTCTCTGCCATGGTCTTGATTGCACGGATTCCCGCCGCTTTCCACCAGGCTTTCCATTTCTCACTCATTCCCTTCACCCCCTCTCACAGCCCGATTTTTGCCAGCAGAAACGCAATCACTGCCGCGAAAACAGCCCAGATTGCTTTATCAGCCAACCCTTCCCACCGGCGTGCGGGCTTGATCTGGAGCTCACTCACCTGGCTGAGTGCCGATGTGATTTTGGAGGACATTTCATCCAGCTTGTCCAGAATCTGAACATACTGTTCGTCCCGGCGTGCGCTCTCAGTTTCCAGGGCCCGGATGCGATCATACATCTCCTTATGGGTCTGCCGGGCCGCATCCAAATGGCTGTTCAGAGACTTCTCCAACATGTTAGCCTTTTGCATCCCCAAGCATTCATTCCCGGGGTTGAAGGTACACTTGTCCATGGGCATAACAGCCCTCCTCTCTCTGTGTGGGATGGTTCGTCAGGGATATACTTCCTCCCAAAACTCCGGATTCGTCTCCGGGGACCAGGTGTTGGTGTCGATCTTGCTGCGCCAGGTTTTGCCATCTGCGGTACAGCAATCCCCTTTGGCGTAGGGGGAAGTGGAGAGGGAGAGGAAGGGCAGCGCCTTGTCCGGGTCGGTGGACCAGACAAATCCCCACTGGGCGGGCAGTTCCTCCGGTTCCTGGGGGTAGATTTCACTGTCGTAGACCTGGAGGAGACGAACCACCCGCCCGGCGCTGGACCGGCAGACAAAGCCATCTTTCTGGCCTGCCTTGCGCTCCAGCATGTTTTTGGCAGTTCTGGCCGCCTGGAAGTCTGGGATATACTCCTCTGCGGCACAGAGTTCCGTGCCGGTCATGGAGGGGGATTCTGCTTGCAAGTTGACTGCGGCAGACTTCCCCGCCCGGCGCAAGGTATCCAAAACAAACTCTTTTTCAGTCAACGTCATTCACTCCTTCTCGAATTGCTGCCGCCATGGCGGCCCAGGTAACGGGTTCCTCCGGCTCTTCCGGCGGGAGGTCGGGGTGGTCTGCTTCATAGGCGTCCAGCGCCTCCTGGTTAGTCTCCAGGCTTGTCACAGCGCCCTTTTCCACG